TAAACATGAAAAATTCAAAAATTTCACGTATACGTTCGAGCACAAAATCGCGTGCTCGGGTCAGCGTTGTTCCTCTCAGAGAAGAGGACCAATCAGGCTCTCCAAGCGCTGTTGGCGTTACAGAACGCGCTGACATGAGTTTAAGGGTAACCGACTGTTCGACAAGGTCGGGTTCGAAACTCGTGTCCACTCTCTCTGGGCTGGTATGCACAGAGATCGGGGCTTCAAGCTCCGTCGCCTTGATTGTCGAATCCCTCGTGTGGGCTTTTGTCACTGACCGCGCCTCTAAGAAGAAAGAGGCCGACTGGTTCAGCGCTAAGGATTTCTCCCGTTTCCGTGCTTCAATCACGGAAAGTGCGAAGAGAGTCCAAGCACACGAGGATGTTGAGAACAGCGAGCAGAAATATGTCAAATATTGGCTCGACACCGTTCTTTGTCGGTTTGTAGGCGATCCACGGCTACCAGATAAGCCTGAATGGATCCTACTGCCCTTGTTTACGGGATGGACAGCTCGGTGTGTCTCGAGGCGCTTAGCACAGGGACCTTCACACAAAGTAGCCGCATCATTTGTATACACCCTTCAAAAGGGATGCAAACAGATGTGGGCTCCAATGAGTGAAGAATCTAAAGAATTGGCGCTTCAGAAACACAAGACAAGGCTCTCTCAAGTACACGGTCTTTTGCCAAATGATTTGCAAAATCGCATTCGCGAAATTTCTTTTGTAGTATTTGGCCCGAGGAAAAATGAGAGTCCTGCCACCAAGTTTGTACCGTCTGGTAGTGCATGCTTACAAGCTTCCCGCCGAAGCGGAGGTGCGTTAAGCCTTTTTGAGCCCTACCAACTCCCGACGTTCTCGAAGAAGAAGTCCGGTCTTTTTGATGTTACGACTGTTGCTAGTGATAGCAAGTGTGTTGTTTCAGTCGAGGCTAGACCTTCCGTTCTTGCTACCAAGTCTCTTTCGATTCCAATTGAGAGATCCTTTCTTGGTAGACTTCCAACGTTGGTTCATTCCGTTGATGAATGGCGGCAGCGAAACTTCGAACTTAGTCTGCGTCACGTTCTTGCAGATATAGTCCTCGATTCGCCCACCGACTTAAGCCCCTCATTCCGTCACGATCCGAAGATCTTGGATGTCTCCGTCATGGCTATTCCTGAGCCTGGAAAATTTCGCATTATTACGAAAGGAGACGGTTTACTTTACACGGCTCTTCAGCCGCTGCAAGGTCAAATGTTGGATGCTTGGAAAAACCATCCTTCTTCGACTATGCGCGATGAAGATCTGTTGCCTAGAGTAAAGCAGATTGCGTTGGAATGTGCAGAATTACCTTTCTGGTGCTCCGTCGATTACGAAGCAGCGACTGACTTGGTCAAACGTCAGGCCACTATTGCAGCCTTTTCTGGTTGTGATCGTTTTGGTTTGTATGACCTTGGAGAATTTTCCCTTCAAGAGGGAGTCGCAATTTATCCAGAACAGCGAGATTCTGCGGGCAGAATTGTGCGTACTGAGCAGAGGGTTCAGATTAATGATGCCCAACTGATGGGTCATCCCCTCTCGTTTCCGCTCCTTTGCGTGATCAATTTGGCGGTTTTTCATCGTTCCATTGACAAGTGGCTGAAAGAACTTCGAAAGAAATTCGAAAAGTCTCGCCTCGTGTTTGGGACAACACAAAACGCCAGGCACTTCTCATGCGGCGCAATGTCCTCGTAAACGGTGATGATATGCTTTTTAAGTGCACCGAGGACTTTTTAACAATTTTTCGTTCGACAGCTTTAGAAGCAGGTTTGAAGATTTCCCAAGGAAAGAACTACCTGTCAAAATTTTGCTGTATGATCAATTCCCAGTTTTTTGCAACCGATCAGCGTGGACGAATCCACCGGTGTGGTTACTTGAATTTAAAACTGGTGAAGGGATCGAACATCAAATCCGGAGAATCTCGCGCTCTTCCGACCCAGATTGGGAAGGAATTGAGCAAAATGGCGAAACTTTATCCCGGATCTGCTTGTGCGATTCCTGCATCATTCGAACGATGGGAACGTGATACTTTTGCTTTCGGCTTCAAACCGAATTGGTATTTGCCCGTTCATTTGGGTGGCTATGGCGTTGATCGCCAATTTGCTCCCTCGGCTTGGAGGATTTCAAAACCTCAACGGGTAATGGCAGCTCATTTCATCCACGATCCCTCGATGGTACTTTATCGCTGTCCTGGAGTTTCAAACTCGGCAGCTGATTTATCGCGCGCAATGGCAAACTGGAGAATGGTTCCAGGAAGTTACGTTCAAGAAGCAGGAGAATCAGATGTGACCGATGATGCTTGGCTGGCAAAACTTTGCCTTGCCGCACGACTGGCGCATCCGTTTGATCTCCCAGAGTCTCCCAAAAACGATATCATTCGACAGCGTTTTCTTGGGGAATCTGACTCTTATCATCTTCTCCGCTGGGCTCGACAATTTCGTCTTCGCCCTGCTGGATTAGAGACAATTGAACGATACTGGAAAGTCAGGTTCTTTGCCTTTCAAGTGCCGGCATGTCCGCCGCTTTCAATACTCCGCGTCCCTGATATGTACTTTCAGGTGGATTTCTTCTTACGGACACTGAATGTGTCGATGGGGTTCCGATCATTAATAGCCCAAAACGGTGGAGACCAGAGTCTCCTCAATAATTCCGTGCTAAACAAAACGCCGAGAGACTACACGGCGCTTCCGTTCCAGTCTGAACATTTCCCAGTGGTCGAGAAACGACTCGCGCTGATTGCTCTACGGTCCAAGACCGTTCTCACAGAGCGTCGCAAATTCGTTCCTTGGCAAGTTGAAAAACGAAACAGACGGAAAGGTTTGATCGGGATGTATAGTCCCTCTGTTGGAGAGGTATCCCATGAAATCCAATAAATCTTCAGGACGCAAAGCTTCCGTGCAATCCAAGGCACCGGAGCCACGCAAATCGCGATCTCGGTCGCGATCTCAACGATCTCAAAATGCTAATTCCAAGACAACAGCTCCAGTCGCTTTCTCAGCGAAGAGCTCAGGTCTTAACCAGAGGAATCTCCAGTCGCGCCGTATTCAAAATGAAGAATACATTGAAATGGTCATCGGAAGTACCAGCTTCGCGGTTTTTGACACTCTTGTCATTAATCCGGGGCTTCAACAGTACTTTCCTTGGTTGTCTGTTCAGGCGCTTGATTGGCAACAATACGTTTTTCACCGTTGCTCGGTTCGTTTCGTCACTCAGACGTCAACTTCCGCAACCGGTTCATTGACTATAGCTCCAAGCTATAATTTTTTGCAACCAGTCCCAGAGAATTTGACTGAGGCGTTGAATACTGCCAGTGCGGTGAATAACGTTTGTTGGGAGGCTTTGGATTGTAAACTCGATAAACAGCTTATGTTCCCAATTGGTCCCAGAAAGTTGCTCCGTTTTGGAGCGGCTTCTGGAGACCTCAACACGTACGATGCTGCTCGAGTTTTCATTTGTACAAATGGTCAGGCAAACACCAATGCGATCGGTCTTCTCGTCATTAGTTATGACGTAGAATTCTTTGGTCCGCAATACGGTCCGAATGCCCAACTTACGCCTCTCTACTATTCTGTTTTTGGATTTTCCTCGTATCAGACAATACCCGATACTACTCCCACGAATTTGTTGTTCCCCATTTCCTTGTTTGACCCTTTAACTGTGGGTCCTCCCGCATCTGGAATATTCACACCAGGTCACGGAGTTTGGCGAGTTTTCTGTTCAGCGAACATATTAAACGCCAGCTCTGTGAACTGGAGTGTATCTCTCCAAATGAGGAAGAATGGGTCTCCTCAGACCCAATGGGGCGCATTCGTGGACAATATCAATCCACCAGTGACAACTGTTGTTGGAATATCTGCAATCAGTCTTTCTTTTTGGGCTGTTTTCGGATCAAATTCAACTGATCAGTTCTCATTTTTTGTCACTACTACGGAGTATTATGATACACCTTCTTCTGTTTCAGCGTCGGGGACGCTGGTGTCTTGGGAATTAGCATAATGGCGAGAGTGATTCATGCGCGTTTTCTGTCGCGCTGTGCACTTAGGGGTTGGACTAGCGAGTTCTTATCCTTACCAAAGGAGGACACCTGATGACGAATCAGGTGAACACGACGTTAGGCAGCAAT